ATGTATAGCTACAGTCAGGTAGAAGCCATCAAAACCAATCTGGAATGGATTGCTAATCAGGCCGCGCTTAACCATCCTTCTCCCTCGCGCCCCGATCAAAAAGCGCTCTTTGATATCCTTGAGCTCATCCAGACTTACGAAATACTTCTGGATTTAATTAACGAATTCGGTACCGATGTGATTGATATGCACATTGCGGAAGGACTGGCCGTAACGGAAACACTCATCGCCAAGTTAAAAAACAGCGCGATTGCCATGTAACACGTTTCACAGACATGAAAATATCGACGGGTTTTTATGTATATTCTGCATGTAGCGTTTTTTTGGTGAGATTCAATGAAAAGCTGTTTGTGCAGTTTTAGTGTGCAGAAAAACCCCAACTCATTGAAATGGAAATACTTATTATGTTTTCAATAAGTTAGCCCGAAACGTTTAACGGACATCTACGGACATTCACGGTCTTTTTTGTGCCCCTTTTGGTGTCCCTCCTTCAAAATGCCCCCAAATTTGCCCCCAAAATCCCCCTATTTTGCATAGCTCCTTCCAGTTTCGTAACACACCGCTGTACGAACTCCATTCTCTTCAGGAGAATCGCCCCGAATACGTTTGTAAGACTTAACCAGCGCGCTACTTTTTCTCCCTGCCCTATTGACTAACTGGAGGTTTCTATGTGTGGACGTTTTGCACAAGCACAAACACGTGAAGAATATCTGGCTTACCTGGCCGACGAAGCCGATCGTGACATTGCCTATGACCCGGAACCTATTGGCCGGTACAACGTGGCGCCAGGTACTAAAGTCCTGCTGCTGAGCGAACGCGACGAGCAATTACACCTCGATCCGGTATTCTGGGGCTATGCGCCCGGGTGGTGGGATAAGCCCGCGCGCGTCGAAACTGCGGCCACAAGTCGAATGCTTAAACTTTTGTGGGAACATGGCCGAGCGATCTGCTTTGCCGATGGGTGGTTTGAATGGAAGAAAGAAGGCGACAAGAAACAGCCCTACTTCATTCACCGGGCAGACGGTCAGCCTATTTTCATGGCTGCAATCGGCAGCACGCCGTTCGAGCGCGGCGATGAATCGGAAGGTTTCCTGATAGTGACATCTGCAGCTGACAAAGACCTGGTGGATATTCATGACCGCCGGCCACTGGTTTTGTCAGCAGTAGCAGCAAGGGAATGGATGCGTCAGGACGCTGGAGGGAAAGAAGCTCAAGAGATAGCGGCCGACGGCGCTGTACCAACCGACAAGTTTATCTGGCATGCTGTGGCCCGTGATGTTGGAAATGGAAAAAATCAGGGGAGAAAATTGATAGAACAAACAGATATATAATCTGCAGTGCTTTTGATGCGCACTTTATATTTGGTTCAATATTATCTTACTTTAAGAAAGAAATATATTTGCAGCCATCGGACCACTAAGTCCATTTATACGATAAAATTCAACACGAACACCTGGCTTTAACGTTTGGCTTTCACTATTACTTAATGCAGAAACATGCAAATAAACATCTTTTCTGCCATCTGATGGGATAATCAATCCCTTTCCGCTCTTGAAGTCAAAACTTTTGACAATTCCTGTCATTTTACGAGACAAATATTTTCCTAATGGTAATCCAGATTTCACTATACAGGATCAGTTAATAATAGCTAACACTATTTTAACGGCCTTCTAGAAGGCTAAGATAAAATTTGCTTAATCATTCAACACGTGCCTTAATGGTTTGGCTGATTCGGTGCGATGATGAATCTAACTTTTCCAAAAGCCGTTCTCATAACTAGGTGTTATCTCTGATATCCCTCCTCTTGAGTCCATACATATACCAGCATACGTTTCTTATCATGAGCTTGCTTGTCAGTTTGAAATGTTCAAACGGAGTTTGTATGTCATCTAAAATCATAGGTCTTGTTAAGTGGTTTAACGAAGATAAGGGGTTTGGCTTTATCTCCCCACTCGATGGAAGTAAAGATGTTCTTGTTCACACTTCTTCCCTGCTGGGAGAAACATTTAATACTCTTTTTGAAGGACAAAAAGTCAAATTCGCTATCATAGCTGGAACTAAAGGTCCAATCGCTGCCAATGTAACACTTTGCGATAGATAATTTTTAGATGGTTTGCTTAAGCCAGCATGACTTTATCAGTGAAAGGTGATGTTCGGTTACTCACATCATTACAACAGGCCAGCATATTTACTTACCATCAAGTTTGCTGACCGATGTGATGAAATGCAGGACTGCTGCATGAACAGTCTCAAAGCAGAAGCTAACTGCTTATAAAATACTAAAGTGCGTAAGAGGTTAGGCAGCCTCCAAAAGCATCACTTCTTATTTTTTTAATAATTTTTTTAGAAGCGCTGGGAAGATTTGAACAAAGCACAGCAGTATGGGCACACCAACTGAGCCCCCTTTTGTACACGATTGTAACTATGTTCGGAATCTTTTGAGCAGTTTGGACAAGGACATTTTACTAAATAATTTCGGCGGAATTGAGTGTTTTTACGTGCAGACATAGACTTCTCCAGTTCAAATGGACCGTTACAGTACACGTTAAGAAAGTATAATGCTTGTTTTAATTTCGAAAGAGGCAAAAAAAATGAACAAACAGAACCCTTTCGACCACCTGCAGGGGCTAGAAACCCGCAAAATACATGGTGATATATGAAAAAAGTAATCATTTTTTTTAATGGTAAGCCAAGTAAAGTTATCACTGTGCTTAAAGGTGTGACATCAATACGCGAAGAATATCCTAATGGAGAAGTGATAAACCTTCAGATAATGTCAGCAGGTTTTCCCTCTTTAACAGGTGACCATGAAGTGGTCCATGTGGCATCAGATCGAGAACTTACCTCTCAGGAAATATTAGATGCGGCGCAGAAGTATCTTTGACGCTAGGGATTCAACGCCGACATTCATGAAATCATTATTATAACTACGTTTAATTATTATAGCCTGCTTAACGCAGGTTTTTTTACCCCCACACAAAAATTTATAATTAAGACATGTACATCCAACACCATGGCAATATGACTTTATTGCTGAGGCAACCATAAGGCTTCCATGAAAATCCTGCATTACACAGTATTAATAGTTCTTGAAGCCCCATTCTCAGATAATAATATCAACCCTCTTATCTTGGGTCTCTTACATGACCGGAACTATTCAAGTAAGTCAAACCGAGGTGTCAAACTTCCATCCCATGCATTCATTGGTTCAGAGGGTCAGGCAGTTTTAGAGTGGGAGTCTGAAAAAGATGGAGCAGAAAAACTAAAAAAAAGACTCTACCAGATGCTGCATGGAATTACACGTTTAGAAAAATCTCCCACAGCAATTTTTCTAATGATTTGCCCAGAAGATAAAACCTTAACCTTTGTCTCAAGACTTAAAGTAAAAAAATGAACATCGATATTTTAACCTTCACCATCTGAAAATTCCGTGACCGTGAAAACCGCGAAAGAAAATCATGAGGCACATCAGTAAATATTGTATCATTTGCTAAGCATTGCTGTTACATTCGGTTTAATGATGAATCCTCCTCAGCGGCAGGGCTAATTAACCTGATGATTTGTATATCCAGCGGCTCATCGTGAATTTCTGAAGCAGCGAGTCACGAGTGGTTAGTTCAATGACTCACCGGGAGGCACCCGGCATCATACCCATAAGCCCCTGTATAATTGCAGGGGCTTATTTACATTACAAAAGCATAGTAGTAGGCATATTAATCTTAATACTCATAGCCGATAATTAGGTTCGAATGAATATACCGTTTAAAGGATCATCTAACTTTTATTAGGTCTGAATACCTCGTAGTATATCGTGGAGATAACATATCCCGTTTCATCTGCCACTGCTGCTGTATGCCCTGCCCGGCAAAATAAAGCGTTCCCTTTCCATCTTTCCCGTTCAGATAATCCAGAACTTCCATCAGCCTCTCGCTACCAGCACGCGGCGCGTTCTCATCGAACAGGTTGAGCTGGGCCACGCCTTGGCTGAAAAAATCCCCAAGCATGATCCCTGCCTTCTGGTACCGGTGGCCATCCTTCCAGATTTTGTCCAGGCACTTTACAGCGGCGTTGATGATGTCGCGTGAATCCTGAGTGGGGGTAAGAAGCTTCATGGACGCACTGTTACCGTAATACGGCTCGTTAAACGCAAAGGGAGAGGTTTTCACGAACGCAGAGATAAAGCGGCAGTACTGATGTTCACCCCGCAGTTTTTCAGCACCACGGGCAGCATAGCTGCAGATAGCCTGGCGCATCTGTTCATACTCAGTAACGCGTTCGCCGAATGACCAGCTGCAGACGATTTCCTGCTTAGCTGGTGCAAACTCCTCCAGATCCAGACATGGTTCGCCGCGCAGCTCCCGGACAGTTCGCTCCAGGACGACATTGAAGTGCTTTCGAATAATCCACGTACTCTGCTCTGAGAGGTCGAGAGCCGTTTTGATGCCCATGACGTTCAGCTTCTTACTGATGCGCCTGCCGACGCCCCAGACGTCCTCCACCGGAACCAGAGCAAGCAGTCGGCGCTGGCGATCGATATTGGACAGGTCCACTACCCCGCCCGTCTGGCGTTGCCATTTCTTGGCAGCGTGGTTTGCGAGCTTGGCCAGTGTCTTTGTCTGGGCAATGCCAACCCCGACAGTCAGGTGCGTACGCTTAAGAACTGTTGCGCGGATCTCTTTCCCGAAGTCAGTCAGGTCCCGGCAGTTGCGAACGCCAGTCAGGTCGCAAAAAGCTTCGTCGATGCTGTAAATTTCGACTCTGGGACTCATCTCCTCCAGCGTCGTCATTACCCGGTTCGACATGTCAGCGTAGAGCTCGTAGTTACTGCTGAAACAAACAACACCAGCGCGCCGGAATAGCTCTTTTTGCTTGAAGAATGGCTCACCCATGGTAATTCCAGCGACCTTAGCCTCGGCACTGCGCGCGATTACGCAGCCATCATTATTCGAGAGCACGACCACCGGCCGCCCCCTCAAATCAGGTCGAAACACCGTCTCGCATGATGCGTAGAACGAATTCACATCACAGAGAGCAAACATATTCAGCTCGCAGCTTTAACGATGAAAGTCACGACGCCGAATACATCGAGCGTGTCTTCGCTTCCGACTATGATCGGAGAGTAAGCGCTGTTCATCGGCATGAGCTGGACGGTCGGGCGCAGCTGCAATCGCTTAACAGTGAACTCCCCTTCCACCGCGGCAATGACAATATCACCGTGCTCAGCAGTGCGTGAGCTGTCCACCACCAGCAGATCACCGTCGCTGATCCCGGCTTCGATCATTGAATCACCCGCGGCTTTAACGAAGTATGTGGAGCTCGGGTGAGCGACAAGTAACTCATTGAGATCGATACGCTGTTCAACGTAATCAGCAGCGGGGCTTGGGAAACCACACTGTACTAAGTCACTGAAAAGCGGAAGAGCGATAATTTCTCGCAGTTCTGTTGGCCTGATGAGTTCCATTGCACACACCTCAAACACTGTTTTTATATACAGTAGTTTTATTTGTAAGTGTCCGCAAGATGGAGACCCTACCGTCTCTGCTTAAAGCTTCGCCGTTTCGTTTCTAAGTTTCTCACGCGCTTCGAATTATGCCGTTTGTAAATTTTTCAACTTAAGTCGGGGCTGTCTCAGCAACTTTATTTTTTTGGTTGAATAAACAATCAGTCGGCATTTCTACCCGAACGCAGACGAACTGATCAGCAGGGATATCAACAGGATCTCCATCGTTTATACCGTCCTGTTCGTTCCTGGCGAATGCTGGTGCATCAGAGTGTGTACGATGATAGGTTTTGACCAACACAGAACCATCGGCATTAACCTCATAATCCAGCCAAATCAGCGGTTGTTTATTCCGGTCTGTGGGAATCTCAAACCCTCCGTCGATACCGCCCCAGGCAGCGTCTGAATTGAGTGATTCACACCCATCAATGAGATATTGGCCTACATCCAGACGAGTGACCGTAACGCCTTCTGATTCATCGTTAGTTTCATATCGTCCGTCACCGTAAATCTTCACAATTGGTGACGCGATTTTGATAAACCCGTTGCTATCTACGGTTGTGTTGCTTGTATCACGCACTACGGCGAGATTGTACCAGGACTGAGAGTTGGGGTTATAAACCTTATAACCGAACCCACGTTTACCATTATTGTCGCCATAAAAACCTATTAGTTGCATTCGGGCGGCTTCATCGGCAGAAGTAATATCAATCCATGCCCCTACGGCTCCACCTTCAACCTGGCCAGTAATAAAACCGGTACTGTTTTTCCAGTAAATGTTCGTCGGTGTATCACCAGGCGCAAACCGTGCTGTCTTTTGTCTTATGGCTCCAATATTAGTACAGGCTCCCCAGTAATCTCCGGTGGTTGCACCCGTTCCACCATAACGGGTTCCGAGTGGTACCGGATTACCATTATCCGAAACAACGACGCCCCATTCGTCTTTTCGTACGACAAGCGCATGATCCTGCGACGGGCCATAGACGATGCTCTGATCTTCCTGGGTAACGAATGTGCCTAAACCGAGGTTCGTGCGAGCGCCTGATGCGGTTGTCGATCCGGTAACAGCCGACTTGATTGCTCCTGCGCGGTTTTCTTGCTGTACCCAGCTCGGATAGCAGCCTGAGTGGCGTTACCATCCTTCAGATATTCTGCAACGAAAAGTCTTTGCTGTGCCGTTAATCCATCATCATCCACCAGTTCTTTTGCGCTTTGTTCTTTCTGCGCAGTGCGCACTTTTTTTAGCGCAGGTTTTTGCGCAGTTTGCGCAGTAGGCTTTTTGATGTATCGGCGGGCAGTCGCGTAATTCAGTCCCTGCGCTTCACACCATTCCTTCGGTGATACGCCTGTTTTGGCATGTTCGGACAGGAACCGTTGCTGAAGCTCGCCCCAGTCCGGTTTTGCCATGTTTTTTCCTTGCGTCACTCACTGTCAAATAGCAATAAAAAAGGCCGCATGAACGACCTTGTTTTATGAAGATACGATTAAAGGAGTTTGATTTTGACCTCGTACCCCTCAAGACCTGTCATCGCTTCACGAGCGATAAACTCAATTTCGGAAACTTCATGGCCTGTTTTTTTTCGTAACTCTGAAATTTTTTTTGATATGAGGGCAGAAATTTCTTCTTCTGCCTTGTGCGTCAGTTCTTCAATTTTCATTATTACCTCTTTTGGCCGTTTACTATTTCCATTATCAAGTGAGGCGACAGTTATCGATAAATTGCCGCTAACCTAACTGTATGTAAATAGTAGACTACTTGTGTAACAGATGCTGAATGGGCTAACGTTCAACTAGTAACCTACAGGAGGTCCCCAGCACCAGAAATGCCCTAAAGAATGATAAAAAAAGCTCCTTCATCATTACAAGGGCTTTTGCCATAGAGTGATGGATACCTGCCGCCGAATCGGCGGTTAATAACTGGAAGCCCGCAGCCTAATTTGTTAAAGATTGGCGCATGACAAGAAGTCCCATCCGACACGTCACTGCCACTATGAACAGGGCTAAGTCAAAATCTTCCACTACAGCGAAACCTGTAGGTAGTGGTTATCTTTTCCGTCAAGGATCAACTACCGTAAGATGCGAGGTTTCACATTATTGCATTTAAAAGTGCATTTAGTTTGCAATATTTGTGTGAGATGTTATTTTGCCAAAGCCTTAGAGCAAGAAGCACACAAATAAAACAAAAGATTCAACTCATAATTGCCCCTCACAAGGGGCATTTTTTATGGCAGAACGCAGTTCTACCCATTCCTATTTGCGCATGTAATATCGAGTAAAATGTAATCTGATTATCGGGAGTATCTTGTGAAGCATATGCAACAAGTAAGAACTATCAAAGACTGTCAGCCTGAGGAAATTCCTAATACTTTTCGCTTACGCTTGTTGATTACTGGTTGACTGCCAAGCTATCCAAGACTCTGATGCGGAGAATGCCAACTCCAGGGAATCATCGATAAAAAGAGCAAGTGAAACTGAGACTCCTTTAGCTCTCCTTGCGAGAGCATTTTTTTGACGTCATCTAACCTATCAAAGTACGCTTAAAATATTTGCTATTGCTAGTGTCCAGAAGAGAGATAGTGACAAAACCTTACGGATGAGGCTCTATTTCAGACATTGCTCTTTGATGTAGTCCTGCAAATATCCGACCTGCTTTGTCACTGTGACGATTCTTTCTATGAGGGTGAAATAATCCCGTTCAGCGGAGTCAGTAAGTCGGGGGCTGGAAGCATCGCCCAAGCCGCCGGTTCCGGCCGTTCCGTTCGCGGGACATCTGGCGTTGACGTGCAGCCCACACTTACCAGAGTTAACGCAACGCTGCAGATCTTCAAGCTGAGATTTCGCATCAGCTAATTCCTTCGTGTATTTGGCATCCAGTGCAGCGACATCTCGCTGACGGGTCTGCATGTCTTTGATGGTGGCGTTCGCCAAGCTGAGTTTCTCAGTGGCTTTATCGCGCTGGTCTTTATAAGCGATGGCGTTGTCGCGGTAGTGGTTAACCGCCCAGGCCATGAAACCCAGCAGACAGATAAAGACAGCGCAGATGATGGCTGTTAAACGGCTCATTTCTGGCCCCACTCGCAAACTTCCCGCTCAATCTCACGACGGGTGATCAGCCCCTTCCACTGTTTTCCACCGGCATACGTCCAACGCTGCAGTTCGTTGCATGCACCCGGAATATCACCGGCATTCAGTTTCTTCAGCAGCGTCGATCTGCTAAACGCTCCAGTTCCCACGTTGTAAGTGAAGGAGTAAAGCGCAGCCTGGGTAGGCTTAGGAATATTAACCTTAATTAGCGGGTCGATAGCATTTGCCACCTTACGCAGATCTGATTCCAGCAAGGCGTCACATTCCTTATCGGTGTATCGGTGACCGCGGCGAACGTCTGCACCTGTGTGACCGTCACATACAGTCCAGACGCCGACAACATCCTGATAAGCGTAATAGCGACGTCCTTCAAGACCATCTGCATTGCCTAGCATGACAGCAGCAATAGAGATTGCACCGGTTCCGCCAACAATGGCGCCCACCAGCTTATTCCTAAGTGTCGGGTTCATCTCGGCTCCTGCTGCGGCGGTTGTCTTCACGGATCTTGAAATAGAGGTTTGTCAGGTACGTCATCACTGCAATAATGATACCAACCAGCACGCCGATAGCGTTCCATTGCTCGGGACTGTAGGCATTCAGCATGCCGTTTAGGATGCTACCGGCTGAAGCGCCGTATGCAGCACCGGTGGTTAGTTTGTCCATGCGATACATACTCTCACCTCGCTTTGTGCGGGTGCTGAATTTGGGGATAAAAAAAGCCCGCTCTTTCGAAGCGGGCCAATGAGTTGACTATTTGTAAGGTAGGTGTGAGTGCGACCTATTCTGTGGAGTGAAGCTGTATCGGCTGATTCACTATAGGCTCAGGAGAACCACCGGAGAATTAGGCACATCCCACAACTCAAAGCGTAGCAACAGATTACAAAACCATAAAAAAAGGCCTGCTTTTTATGGCAGGCTCTCAAGGAATTTGAAACTTGTATTGTTGTTGTCATGGTGCCGGGTGCCTCCCGGTGACTCTACCCCAGTCAGCAAAGACGCGCGCATACCTGCAGACAGCAGTTGACTGGTACGCCCTTTCGCATAGAAAGGATTCACCACGTGAATAAATTACGATGAATTCATTCGCATGGTCAATATGTCATTGCTATGGGCACTCTTAAAACGAGGGATAACAAAAAAGCCGCCGATAGGCAGCCCTTGAAACATGTTTGGCTAAGTTTTCATCAGGAAAGAAGATAGTTTGTTGCGCCGGGTGCCTCCCGGTGAGAATGACTCCAGTAAACATTCCCGCGTCTGAGAGGTTTCCTTTTCAGGTAACTACTGGAACGCCCCACCGCAGAGGGGGATTCGCAACACTCACAGTATAGACATAGAAATTTAAAAAGCCCCACGGGGTTAACCGCAGGGCTTTAAACGAAGGCAATAACCCATCGTTAGAGCAAAATTAACACAGATTCGGGAAAAGTAAATAGCTCACGATAAATTTACGCCCTATTTTGTTATCTGCTTTAGCTGCTCTTCAGCCCACGCTTCTTCAATATCAAACTTGGTGATGAGCTGATCGTAAAATGGCTTAACAGACTTCTTCCATGTATCCAGGCTTATTGCATCCGTTATCTGGCACACCGCGGCGTAAGCCTCAGTTGATGGAATTCGTTCATACCCCCGCCCGCTGCAGCGCTTGCAATCAGCGAGTACCGGAACGCCCTGCTGTTCTGTAAGAGCCTGATTAATGGCTTTCCCGCGTCCATGACAATCTCTACAGGCGCAGCTGACAACCTTCTTCCCCTTACACTGCGGGCAGATAACGCGCGCTACTTCCCTGACCTCTCTACGTACCTCATACTCAGAAGGTCGCATATTCTTAACACCCATGTGCAAAGACATCTTCACGAACTTCTTCTCTTTTGTCGGAGTGTGAGACTTCATGCTGAAAACCTCAGCGTTAATAAACCCTTCCCCCTTACACCCATCACACTGCTTCATGCTGGCGGCGCTGCGGGAATAGTCCTCGAACGCGAAGCTGGCCAACCGATGCATCACCAGTGGCTTAACCCCGGCACCCAGTTTGCGCAGTGCAGCAACCCGATCGCACCTGGTCAGCGCATACTGGGCCAGCAATTCGATCGCCCTCTCCCGGTCATTCTTGCTGATACCCATCTTCCCGAGAAAAGCGCTGTAACCCAATGCTGCCCGTTCCTGCGTCATGCCCATCGCAGCCATGATATCCGTTCCGGTTAATAAGTCTGACGCCGTAGCGCGCGGAGAGTCGCTAATCATTGTCGATTTGGCAAAGTGATATTTGAGGGTGTTTTCAAGGTTCATGCGGTCTCCAGCTCAGTAATGGTGAGTTCTAATTTTCCGCCCTTAACGACAGGCATTTTCACAACGCGATAGTCAATAACCTGGCAGTCGTCCAGCCATAACCCCGCCTTGGTTAAAGCGTCGAATGCAGCCTTCTGCAGGTTATCCAGATCGCGGCGCCGGCGGTCAGGCATGTGACATTCAATACGTATTTTGAGTGGAGCGGCCGTGCGGATATTAAGCCGGGCGCTTCGAATGACACTTGCGACCGCATAACGGTACGCAACGCCATCAGCGCTAATGTGTGTACGCCCGCGGTTGTGCCGATAATACCGGTTGTTGCTCGGCGGCCAGGGCAAAGTGAGTTGATATGTCTTCACGTTCACTCCCACATCCGGTTTCGCCAGCGGCTATCCGGGCGCGCTGGAGTATTTGAGGTCGGAAGGAAAGCACTGACAGTCCAGGTCACATAATCCGGGTTAAGGCTGCGCTCAACCCGGACGCCACGAGCTTTGTAACGCTTAACCAGCTCGTCGGCCTGTTCGGTGCTGCAATCGGTATGATGGAACCAGGTCTTCTTCATCCCCATCCCCCCGCGAAGCCAAGCAGCTGCGCGGCGACATTTTCGGCCTCATCACGACTGCGGAATGAACGGGACAGGACCCAGCGCCAGAGGACATCGAGCGCAGCTTTATAGAGCTGCTGAAACTCGAGTTCATCCATGTTGGCAAACGAGATGCTTCGAGGATGTTTTTTGAGTGTTCCGTCTGGCAGCTGAATGGCATCAAAGTGCCCTGCTTCGACGATCACCCAGGAGCGGTAAGCGTCAAAGGATTTGCACAGGCTAATGCCATTTGTGACCCGGCGGTATGCAACCTGCTCAAGATAATGCTCAGCAGCATCGATCAGCGCGCCCTCATTGCCGGCATACGAAGCCAGGAACTTGGCGTAGCCAGTAATCAGCTTCCTCTCGTTACTCGAGATAGCCCCGCCGGTTGGTTCCCAGTATTCAAATCCGAGATTAAGAAGCGCGAAAAAGCGCCGGTGGAATGCCGGGTTTCGTACCCGCCTGAATTCGGCAACAAGAACATCGCCGAGCCAGGTTTTGGATTGCAGGATATCGCTGGTCTCGGGTGTGGCCGGGATCAGTATTCCTGAATGGTGTTTGATAAGTTGTAATTCTAGCGCCATGGTTCTCTCCGTGGCGCATCAGGTATAGGTTGTTCAGGCCTATGAAAGAATAATATCAGACGGTGATGTAACTCGGTACCCCAGTCGTTTTGCAAATTGCATGAACCCGTTAAGAGTGAAGATCTCTTCATCCTCAAGTAACGGTCGTAATGAAACTATTCCATTTACTCGATAAACCAGATATCTCCCTTCCGCCGGGAAGCTATAGATAACTGCTTTATCGGCCCTTCTGACCACGTCGTACCATTGATCATCTGCATTAAAGGCACCTGCACTACACACTATTTCCCCCAGAGCGACTTATTGACGCGGTAAACAGTAATCGGGAACAGCCAGGGGAACGCAAACAGCGATACTCTTTGAAACTGCTCCAGTGAGATTCACGCGATTAATAAAACCACTCGTCCGCGCTTTTCCAGGTCTCCTGCTGGATATGTTCGACCTCCTTCTTGTCGCCTCCGAAAACAGTCAACCCATCATTGCCGCCACGCTTAATCGTAAGCTGGTAATCATCAAACTGTTTACTGAGTTTTTTGACGAGTTCTGACTCTAGCGCAGGTATAGCTCCATCAGGAAGTTTCTTCATGCGATCAATGGTTAACTCGATTGTCATTTTTCCCTCCACAATGAATTACTGTATGCATATACAGTATATTTATAAACTTATCTTACGGATTTTGCAACGCTTTCAGAACATCGAATGTGAATCAACCGATTTTTCTTGTAGAAAAAAATCAAGCGTTCAATCCAGGCGGTAACCTAGATAAAACTCATCTTGCGTTGCAAAATAGCATAAGGATTTTAAAAGGTTGGAATTCATTCGCTTCAAAAACGGACATGAAAGCGATGAGTTAGAAAAGAGAAGAAAACCTCACTTATGTTAAAAAATTGGGTGATTATTAAATTGGTTTAATTTTAGCCAAATGTGATAGAGTGAAATACATTCATTGAGAGGCTAATAATCATGTCCGTTATCGATTACACAATGAAACTTTTTGGAAGCGTATTAACCACAACTGTCACCTGCCCTGTTTGCGGCTTAAAATCCGCTCAGCCTTCCTCTAAACTGCGTCTAAAAAGCCCCATGCTTTGTCCGGGGTGTAAAGCACTTTTTATCTCTCCGCGCTAG